ACCGGCCCGTTCTATTAAAGAAATCAAAATCTATATTTTTATTAACAGTTGGCATGGCAGCCTCCTTATGTGTTACAATTTAACTAGGTTAATTTAATTTGTGCTCGTTACTCATTGCCGTGAGTGCGAGCATTTTTACTTTTACGGCGAATATGTTTATCGTGGCAATGCTTACAAACTCTAATTGCCTTACGATTTATCTCGTCATAAATGTAACTGTAAGTATATGGAATTAATTTAATTCCACATTTAATACATGTAACTCGTTTCATGTAACACCTACTAAATCATCATTAGTACGAATATGCTACTAATTAATGCACATACACTCATGATCAACGCAACAAAGAACAGTGCCTGTATGATGGATTGCATATCATTCACTCCTTTCAATAAAGGCTGTGTATAACAATGAGATTAGTGATGCGATGAAGCTTAAATATAATGCTCCATCTGAAAGGCCATATCCCTGAATATCGGACCCTTCCAAAATAAACACCATGCAAGCTGCTAGTGCAATTAAAAACATATTTTACCTACTCCCCTATTCTTGCCTGGCATCGTTTACCTAGCCATGCATTAAACGAATCTAAATGAATTAATCGTTTGCCACCTCGGGCCCCTATCTTCATTGACGGAAAATCAAAGTCAGCTGCCCATTGACGAATCACATCTTGAGGAACACTTGCTAGTTCGGCAGCCTCAGAGACTGTTATGCACAATTTATTCCTGTCCACAATAATCCTCCTTTATATCTTCTTTATAGATGTTCATAAAATTTTCATGAATATTTTGCGTATTCTTAAATAATTGTTTGTATAATCACCTTGAAAGGAGGTGATTATAATGAAATTCAAAATGCCGGTTGCCCCATTTAAAAATATGTCTGAATTATTTACTGTAATACGAAATAATAAAGTAATCGCTGACAAAGTGTATGGATTTTTCTGTTCTAGTAAATATCCAAACTCCATTCAAACATTAGAATTTTCAGATATAATAGAAGGCGATATCTTGGTTCATAACAAAAAGAACTACCATGTTATAGATGTAAAACCTTTGGGAATGACTGATGGCGCCATTTTAAAATATGAAACAGACTATCAGCGTGCTCATAAACGCTCTAATGCAACCAATATATTTAACATTGGCACTATAAATGGAAATTCTATAATTGGTTCACAAGAAAATGTTTCAATTTCTATAGATCAATCCATAAATTCAATTTCAAATCTAATTGACAATGACAAAAATATATCTATGGAAGAAAAAGAAGCGTTTAGAAAAATGCTCCATTTGCTAGAAACAAACTTAAGTAATGATATTCCCGTGCCAAAAGGTCTATTATCAAAATTTTCTAATGTGCTCCACAGGCATCAACATATTGCTATCGCAGTTATGCAGATGCTATTTACTTTTGTCACTGCCCAGAGCAAATAATTCATCTATATCTTTTGCACATTTATTTTGAATTGATAAGGCTAATTGATAAATTAATGATGCGTCTTTCCAAACAGATAATTTATTATTTTGTGATTCTTCTAGATTAGTTAGTGCATCAGATAACACAATTATTTTGTCAGATAACTCCATGATTATTTGTGGATCATCCACTTGTTTTTGCAACTCCGTCAATAGTTCCAGCTGTTGGCGGAGTATTTTAATATGTTTTTCCTCTTTCATTTAATGCCCCTCGCTACTGCCACTAACGTTTGTTGGTGGCTTATATGTTTTGCAAATTTATGAGTTTTTAATCAATAGAACTAAATCAGTTGTTTGTGTTGTACATATTTTCTCCTTTGTTAATTAAATATTTATCTTCACCTCCCGTTCATGTATAATTTTGATGAAAGGGAGTGATATAAATGAATAGTTTACAAATCACAAAAATTTGTAAAATACTAGGTGAGTTATTAACTGGACAAGAAATAACAATAATGTTTGCTAATTTAGGTATTAACTGTGAACTTCCTGATATCGATACAAAATGGAAACGTATTTATAATGGAGTCGCTAATGAATGTAATAAGAACAATTCCTACGATCCAATGATAAAAATAATTGAATACATTATGGCTCCGTCACTCTTCGTAGAAAGACAAAATGATTTTACTGATACATTAGATTCATTAAATACACTTTTAAGTTTTATCGGGCTTAAACTTCTTCCTACAGGAAAGGTAATAAAAGTAACTCCTGCAACAACACTAGACGAGGCTACCGAGGTTGTAAGTCGATTGAAAGCAGATCTGCATAGATTTTCAATTCATCCTCAGATACTTGCGTTCTGTAGACCTGAAATTATTTCAGAAAATCTATTCCATTTAATATTTGAATCTTGTAAATGCCTATTAGCAGAATTGCGCTCTATATCAGGATTAGATTTAGATGGAAGTACTCTAGTAAATCGATGTTTTGAAGGTTCGAATCCGATAATCGTTATGAATAAATTTCAAACTGATGATGAAAAATCAGATCACAATGGTCTCCGTTCGTTGCTAAATGCAATTGTTTATCTATACAGGAATCCCAAAGCACATACACCCAAATACCTAAGTAATGATACTTATCAATCAACTATTGAGGCATTAATTATTATTTCCAGAGCACGATATGCGCTCGAAAAGTGTGTCAGAAATTATACTCATAAGATTAATTGATTCTGCATTAACAAGATTTGCAGCCCCGTCTAAAACTATTTTTAATTTCGACTCAATGCCAGGTATATACATATCTGCATCGTCCCGACTTAAAAATATCAATCCATCTTTGATGCTACGTGATAGATTACCGTTCAGGTCTATTACGTAGTATTTTTTATTGTCGAATTGTGTTGACAACAAAACTACTTCTTTGATTCATCTCTCCTCCTTTCTTGCAATGTGTTGAATTTAATTCAACGCTTAGCTAAAAAAAATAGAATCTCGTTCATCCGGCGTAAGGTTTAATGATTCACATATAGTGATAATTTCGCTATTCTTGAACTCATTTTTACCAGAGATTTTCATTGCTAATCCGTATGGCGATATGCCTAATCGTTCAGCTAAAACCTTTTTCTTTATGCCGGTATCATAAATCTTGCGAGACAGCATTTTGCCGTTAAACCCCAACATTATCACCTCCTTTTTGTTGAAATATTTTCTACAGTCATATATTAGCATCATGTAGAAAAAATGTCAACATTTTTATATGAAAAAGTAAAAAAATGTTGAAATTTAAGAACTTATTATATATACTATATTCAAGGAGGACTTTTAATATGAATAAGACCATTTACGACAGAATTAGAGAGAGGCGGATACAATTGGGGCTATCACAAGAAGATTTAGCTATAAAAATGGGATATAAATCCAGGTCAACTATAAATAAAATAGAGTCTGGAGCTGTAGATATAGCGAGAAATAAAATTGAAAAATTTGCTGAAGTATTAAATACGACCCCAGCATATCTAATGGACTGGAATGACGCTCCTAAAGAGTACTATATAGATCCGGAAGTATCAAAATACGCACAAGCGGTAAAAGATAATCCAAACTTACGAATCTTATTTGATGCCAGCAAGGATATGTCTAAGGATGATATAGATTTTGTAGTTAATATGATTGAGGGATTAAAGAAAAGAGAAGGCAAATAACATGGCAAATTATGAAAATATAATAAATTCATGTGTTCGTGAAATGCAAGCTATGTCATTTATTGTTTCTAGCATTTCCATCTTGCTCGCATTATTAATATATTACTTTACACAGAATGGATATATTTCTTTGATGTTACCTATTACTGTTAATGGTATTTTTTTGATGATTTTTACAAATCAAGTGCAAAAAAACATGCGTAAAAAATTCCATGTATCGTGATATAAAATATCCCTACGAAGGGGCTGATTCCGTGAACATTAATTTAATCTATGTAAAATTACGTAAAACTCAAACTGCCATTCTAAAACTAAATGAGGATGGTACATATACCATCCTAGTCAATAGCAACAAGCCACGAGATATGCAACGCAAGGGGATATTACATGAATTAGGGCATATTATACACGATGATATGTATAGTATCGCTAATGTTGATTTAATTGAACGCATGGCCAATGCAAGGGAAGTTGACGATGTAGATGGTATTAATTTTTATCATCATGTCTTATGACAAAAGGAGCGGACATTATGTTTGATGCTTATAAAATCATTGCTATTGAAAACGAAACCACAGTATTAATTAATTATGGCCTAAACGACGGTGCCAAGGAGGGCGATGTTTTGCGAATAATTGAACCTGGCGAAGACTTAATTATAGATGGCGTAAACTACGGCGCGTATGACGGCATAAAAGATATTATTGAAGTTACAGCCCCTTATGCTCAATTCTCTGTATGTCAGCGCATTGTTAGACGTACTAGCACTCTATTTAGTCCGGTATCTGTACTTCAAAAAACTATTGCTCGAACCGTCCCATTAAATGTCAATAAAGATGATATTTCTGACAATCTTTCCGCGCCTAAAATAACGCCTATAAAGATAGGCGATACTGTTTTACTCACAAGAGAATAAGTATTGAAAACTTATTTTATATGATGTATACTAATGATAGTGAACTGTCCCTTTCCACATTGCGTGACTGTTGGACACTGGAGCCCTTGCTATCATTGGTAGCGGGGCTCCTTTTATTATATAGGAGGCTGAATTTTGACAATTTATGACAAGCCTTTTAAAACTTACGAGCAACAAATTGAATTATTACGTACTAGAAATCTAAACATAAGCAATCAAGAATTTGCGATTCATGCTTTAGATACAATATCTTATTATGATCTAATTAATCGGTACCAAAAGCATTTTATACCGGACGGAGAGCATTTCATTGAAGGTACTACTATAGAACAGTTATATAGCCTTTCTATGTTTGACAGATCTATACAAGCATTCATTTTAAAGTATAGTATGTTTATTGAAAATATATTTAAAACAAAACTAGCTTACACTTTATCTAGAGATTTTGGTGTAGATATGTCAGTGTATTTAGCAAAGTCAAAATATAAAGAGTCTTATCAAAATCCTAATAATGTATTAACGTTTGATGCTGTTCAACTCGAATGTTTCAAAACAAGAAATAATGATAAAATCGCAAACAACCCTACTTTATATTATCGTGAACACCATAACCACATTCCACCGTGGATACTATTAAAAAACCTATCATTTAGTAATTCCATTAATCTCTTTAAACTGTTAAAGAACGCCCAACGCGACGACGTTGTGAACGAATTGTTGCCTAACGAACCTGACAGGATAATTCCACTTAACGATAAAACTAATTTTATTATTTGCGCATTAGAGGCCATTAGAGTGTTTCGAAATGCAGCAGCACATAATCTTGATTTCACTGCTCTTAGAACTGATGAGACACGAAAAATCCCTTCTAGTACATTGTCAAAATGTTTACCCGGAAAAATTTTAATAAAGAAAGAAAAGAAGAAGATCGAGAAAAACGAAAAAGTATATCTTAAGGGTGTATATGGTGTAATGTTATCGATGATGGTTTTACTAAAAACTGATTATCTTAAAAAACAATTTATTGTCGACTTCTTATCTGTATTTAATGGTATTGACGAGGGCGACCGGGAAATAAGGCCTTTTTTATTTCAGTGTTATGCGAACATCGCAGACATGCCGGCAGATACACAGAATAGATTTTTAATCTATTTGGGGCAAACGTAGAAAACCCCTCCTCTCTCTTATACAAAAAAATAAGCCCTCACCGCAGTGAGGGCTACTAAAAACTACATACCTAGCCTTAGAGGTACTTCATTTTTACTCCAATAACATTATACCACAAAACCTCTAAGGCTTATTTCTCATACCCAAATTTAAGCCAAGGAGGTTATTTTTATGGCTAAAAAACGATCCGACGGTCGCTACCAGGTATCAAAGATGATAAGCGGCAAGCGTAAATACTTTTATGGCACAACCAGGAAAGCGGCTATAGAAGCTATGGAGAAATACGTAAATACTAATCAATCATGTGCCAATTTCGATGATACTATTTCATTAAATACCTGGATTAATATATGGCTGCAATTAAAAGAAAAGAGTATAACACCAGCTACCTATCAAAGTTATACAGGAATCATTAATCGTTATATTAGAGATAAAATCGGCGGCGTAAAGTTAGCTGAAATCAAACCTAATACATTACGATATGTCTTTGAGTCAATGGACGGATTGTCATCAAGAACTATATCCTACACCATGACAATCCTAGGTTCTATATTAGAGCAAGCGGTAAAAGATGATATAATCCCTAAGAATTATATGAAAAATATAGATCGGCCTAAACAAGTTAAGGTTCGCCAAATGGTCACATTATCTGCAAACGAAGTCAAAAATTTTCTGTCCAATATCTCAAACACCGAACACCATGCACTATTTAAATTAGCATTTGCAACCGGTATGCGGCGCTCTGAATTACTAGGCCTAAGATGGTCTGATATCGACTTTAAAAAGTCGACCATATCCATTTCACAAACAGCACTCAAAATCGGATCAACTGCAGTTATATCAAACACAACTAAAACAACATCATCAAAACGGATAATAGCCATTAATACGGAAACACTCCAGGAGCTTATGAAGCATAAAACAGTCATAGATAAACGCAGAATCAAGACTATGAATTGGATTAATAACAATCTAGTATTTCCTGGTATTAAAGGTGCCCCTCGCTGTCCTGATGAAGTTAGCAAGCTATGCAAGAAATACGCTAATTTAATCGGCAAGCCATCTTTTACAATGCATGGCACAAGACATACCCACGCCACTCTTCTCATCGAAAATGGGGCAAATATGAAAGCCATACAGGAACGTCTAGGGCATGCTTCATTTCAAGAAACAATGGACACCTATTCACATGTCACTCCTAAGATGGAGGATGACATCGTGGAGCGCATCTCTAAAATATTCTGATGTCAAAATGATGTCAAACCACACAAGACTTTATGATGTCAAACAAAAATAAGGGCTTACAGAATAACCTGTAAGCCCTTATTTTATTAGCTTGGTGCGGTTGGCGGGACTTGAACCCGCACGAGCGTTAGCTCACCACCCCCTCAAGATGGCGTGTCTGCCATTCCACCACAACCGCATGGAATACAAATGGTGCCTCAGGACAGAATCGAACTGTCGACACACGGATTTTCAGTCCGTTGCTCTACCAACTGAGCTACCGAG